ACATGGTATCCTCTATTCTAAATCTGGCTTGGTCAGCATTTATTCTTTGGCCTTTTGGATACATGATCTATGTCTACATTGCCTACTAACAGCGAAGAGAATACCCCGTTCGATGATGTAACACATTGGGCGGGGGAAATGAGAGAGGAACAAAATGAAACTAAAGAAACTGATAGACGAATACCTAAGCAGCCACCAGTACAAAAGACTAAAAGGTAGCTCTCAGAACCAATATGAGCGTCACCTGATGCGTGTACTAGATACTAAGGTAGGACACAAACATCTAAGCAACACAAACCTGCAAGATATCAAAGCAGGGATGTTGAACAGAGCCTATGAAATGTGGGTTGATCAATATGGTATTCGTTCAGCTAACTACATGAAACAATCCCTATCTGTGGCATGGAAATATGCTTTGCGTAATGACCTAGTTTTACATGATCCCGTGCGTGTAATCAAAACGATCCAAACCAAACCCCGCCGCCAGTTGTGGACACGTGATCAAGTTAAAACATTCTTGACCACAGCTTACAGCCAAGAGCGTTGGCATGGTATTGGACTACTGGTACACATGGCGTATGAGTGGGGGCAGCGTGTAGGTGACATGCGTAAACTTACATGGGATTACGTTGATCTAGACCAATGCCGCACAGATCTTACACAATCTAAGCGTAACGCACAGGTGCATTTACCTATCAGTCACAATCTATGCAACATGCTGCGCCAACAGAAAGAGATGTTTGGCTTTCAGGATATCGTAGCACCCAAGTACAACATCAAGCGTGGCTTAATTCGAGCATACCAAGAACAGGAAATATCCCCTGCAATCAACGAAGTACTAGACGAAGCTAATCTACCACGTGAACTAAATGCACAAGACTTACGACGCACAGCTATCACAGAAGCAGTAGAGGCAGGGGTGGATCTGGTTGGCATTATGCAATTCTCTGGACATCAGAACCCCAGTAGTGTAAAGCCTTACCTAGTTAATACATTCACAGGTGCATCAAACGCACTAGCAGCAAGAGGGATCAACAACGATGACTAGTTGGCAGAAACAAAGAGCAATGGCATCTGACCTAACAACACACGGTGACTACCGAGGTGACTGCCCGTTCTGTGGTGGTAAGAATACTTACACAGCTACGATAGGTAGCGGGTCATTAAAATGGAATTGCTATAAGATGGACTGTCATGTATCTGGCATCTACGATACTGACATGACCGCCGCAGAGATAATGAACCTTATGAGTAAAACAGTTAAGCAAACCAGACAGCAGGAAGCAGACACTATGGAAATACCTGTTTATATGGTTATACCTACACCTCAACACGACAAGCACACACGCTTTATGAAACGTTGGGGTATTGTAGGCGGTACATATTATGACGTTAAAGATGAACGTGTAGTATTTCCTATTTACCACAACGGACGTATGATTGATGCTATTGGACGTGCTGTTGGTAAGAAAAAGTTTCCAAAGTGGTATCGCTATAGTGGTAAAGCTAATTACTACGCTACGGGTACAGGTAGAACTTTGTTAATTGTTGAGGATGTTGTGTCAGCTATTGTTGCTTATCAAGAAATTCCTGATATAACTAGCATGGCTATTCTTGGAACACAGCTAACGACAAACCACCTAGAAAAAATTAGAGAGTATAGCAAAGTTGTTATTGCTCTTGATCCTGATGCTGCTAAAAAGACGATACAGTATCGCAGAGAGATTGAACAATGGACGGGCATACCTACTAAAGCTTTGTCTCTGTTTGATGACATCAAATACCGTATTGAAGAAGACATGGAAAAACTAAAGGAAATGATTACATGAAACAGCTAGACTTTTTTATGGATGTAGAAAGACGCGAGTTAGATATACCTAATGTTGATATATCTACAATAACCTGTGAGCTTGTACCAGATACGTTTCAGAAAGAAGCTATGAAACGTGTTATGGATTTGGTGAAACTTGTACCACAAGGTAAACTTATTGCCTATAAAACAGGGGCATATCACCCTAATAAAGATAAATACCCTGATCCTATATTTCCTTATCTGGTTAATACACACACAGGCAAAGAAACCCCTATACACTTAACTAGGAGTCATTATCCTTCTATAGAAGTAACACTAAAAGATACTACATCAGATAGATACTCTGTGTCTGTGCAAGCACATAAACTCTTTGCTTGGTGTTTTTTGTACAACCCAGATCACAACTTACATACAGTTGTTGATCATATAAATGGTGATAAGCAAGACTATAGTATTGAAAACTTAGAGTGGGTCACCCAAAATGAGAATCAAAGAAGGGTTAAAAGATGATTACAGCAACTTACATTGACCACATGGGTAGTGACCTGTCAGTAGTCAACGCAGCACGGGTTTCTTTTGGTAAGAAGAGTGAGTACATTTACTCTGGGGTTGATACTAATGGCCCACTAGAGAAAGCATTACATCAACGTGACGTGAAGCTGATCCGCTACCTAGCCAAGCACAAACACATCAGCCCATTCGGTCATGCCTTTGCATCGTTCCATGTGAAAGCCCCTGTGTTCGTAGCACGGCAGTTAGTCAAGCATAAGTTCTTGCGTTGGAATGAGATCAGTCGTCGTTATGTCAACACACCACCAGAGTTTTATCAACCTGATTGGCGTTGGGCTACTCCTGATAAGAAGCAAGGTAGCGGGGTAATTATGGACAAGCAATGGTCTAAGCCTGTCGAGAATGAGTACGAACAACTATGCAAAGGTGCAGCACGTACTTACCGAAGAATGTTAGAGCTTGGAACGTGTGAAGAGCAAGCACGTATGGTATTGCCACAGTCAACCATGACTGAGTGGTACTGGTCAGGTTCACTAGATGCGTTTGCTTCTATGTGCCACCTACGGTGCAAGCCTGATACACAGTACGAAACCAGGATTGTTGCTGAGCAGATTGATGACGAGATGATGAAACTATTTCCTGTAGCATGGGAAGCACTAAGGGCGTATGAAGAATGATGAATGAGGGCGTAGGTATGATTGGTGTCGAAACCGTAGAAGAACACGAAGATGGCAGTGCCACATACCAGTTTCACATGGATGCACATGCCCGTGGATTACTGGCAGAGGAAGGGCTAAAGCTAGTCCTATATTGTGCTGCTGCTGGGCTTGACATTGGCTTGGTGTATGACTTTATTACAGATCACATAGAGTATAACAAAGGAGAGTAATTACATGAACAGCTACGCAGACTTAGATTGTGACTTAGGGAAACTACTACACGGAGTAGCTAGGCTGCACGTACATCTTGGACGTAAAGACGAAGAGAATATCTCCACACGGGGTTGGTCATACAATGATCTGATCACAGGAGTGCTTGACCTAAATGGAACTTTGTGTCCTGACATGAAACAGTTTCGTGCAGTAATGACCTTATTCGATACGCTTGATGCTATGACTGAGATCGGACCAAGAGCAGTCTCATATTTAAAAGACCTAAAGGAAATGGGGTAACATTAAATGAAATACGCACTAATGATTGACGTTGATGGTGACTGGATGTACGTACCTGAAGCAACACAATTCCTAAACTTCCCAGAGCCTCGTTTGTTTGACACGATTGAGGCAGCTAGGGAAGAGCAAGCTAAATGGAACACAGCAATCGTTGTTGACTATACAACAAAACAGATACGTCCTATGACAAAAGAAGAACGCAACGCATCTAAAGAACGAGAAGCAAAGAATGTTCACGGTTGAGTTTGAGAGAGACGCATCAGTTATTACTGTCCTAGATGAAACAGGGCAGTATGATGATGTAGAGGTTATCATAGGCGAAGATAGTGAAGTATTCATTCGACAGTTTGACGATGAAAACAACAGCTACGATATGATCATAATGACATACGCACAGCTTATTGATATACTTGCATCCTTGAATAGTACAGAAGGAATGCATAGAGTATTAACGGAAGGTAGACTATGATAAACTATATTAGTGGGGCATTGTTTATGTATATACTTGCTATGCCCTTACTATTCTACATCACAGAAGACTTAGAAGAGGGCAGTGGGTGGGGCCGTATTCTATTTGCAATAATGTGGCCTTTGGCTAGTCTTGAGGCACTAATTAAAATGTTGAGAGGAAATGAAAATGATCGAACTGGGTCTGATTAAATCACTATTAAATAAAGAGTTTTATGAGCAGCACAAGAACCTGCTATCACGCAACGAACTATTCACAAAAGACGTGCGTAAGATTAAGCAAGCACTTGATAATGCTATGGAACAATACGGAACAGACCTGACACCCCAGGATTTACAGGCTGTTTTTCTTACACAAAACCAAACACTAACTACAGCTAACAAAAGTATCTACGACGATATGTTTCGTAAGCTAGATATTATTGAGCCTATCAATCCTGAGATTGCTAGTGACACCTTCTCAAAGATGTTCCAGCAATTCTTGGGCGAGAAGATAGCAAACATAGGCTTCGAGTGTGTCAACGGATCACTAGATACTCTCGAACCTTTGCGTAGATTATTAGAGGATTACAAAGATGATTTTACTCCTGATGTGCGTGTTGAGTGGGATGACCATAGCTTTGACACTCTACTTGATGCAGCAGACTTGGAAGCACAATGGAAGTTTAACATTCCAAGTCTCACTCGGAAGGTGGAAGGCGTTACTGGTGGTCACCTTGTTGTGGTTGGCGCTCGGCCTAATACTGGTAAGACTTCATTCCATGCTTCTCTGGTAGCAGCACAGGGTGGTTGGGCGCATCAAGGGGCTAAGGTGGTAGTGTTGTGTAACGAAGAGAAATACACACGTGTAGCAAGCCGTTACCTGTGTGCAGCTTCTAACATGACTATGAAAGAGATCCGTGAAAATCCTGTATTGGCACGTAAGCGTTATGACATTGTGAAGGAAAACGTTCGCATCAAAGATAGCACAGGCAAGGACATGAAATGGGTTGAGTCAGTAGTCAAACATTCTAAGCCTGATGTTCTGATCTTAGATATGGGCGACAAGTTTGCTGATCAATCAAGTGAACGTACAGATATCACACTAAAGGCAGCAGCCATCCATGCACGTAACATTGCCAAGCAGTATGACTGTGTGGTCTTGTGGATGTCACAGCTATCAGCCGTAGCAGAGGGGCGAGTAGATCTAGATCAGTCTATGATGGAAGGCTCGAAGACAGGTAAGGCAGCAGAAGCAGACTTGATGTTACTTATTGCCAAGACTAAAGATGTTGAGGGTGAAGGTATCAACCCAGAACGTCATATCAATTTTGCTAAGAACAAGATTAATGGGTTTGACGGACGTGTGATTTGTATGCTAGATGGTGATCGTGCGATCTTCCGCGCGTGAGAGAGGGAAATATGCGAGTAGTATTAGACGTAGAAAATAGTGTGACATGGCGAGAGAATGCCAAGGGTAAGCCTGTAATCTTTAACGATCCCTATGAGAAGGGCAACAGTCTTACTCAGGTGGGGATCTTGAATGTAGATAACACAGATGAAGAACACATCATCAACCTAGATCACAATGAAGAAAAAGACATTGATGGTTCAGGCCGTGCATTCATTCAGGCACTACTAGATAAAACGTCTTTACTTATCGCACACAACGCCAAGCACGATCTTATGTGGTTGTGGGAGTGTGGCTTCGTTTATGATGGTGAAATCTATGATACCATGCTTGCTGAGTATCTACTAGATCGTGGGCAGCGTAATCCTGTTGGGCTTGCAGCTTGTGCAGAACGGAGAGGCTTGGCAGAACAGAAAGAGGACTATCTATCGTCCTGCCTAAAGAAAGGAATAAATACAAATGAGACTTCTTTATCTAAACTTAGCCTATACCTTCGTGCTGATTTGCGTACAACTTGCGAGTTGTTCCACCAACAACAACGAGACTTCGCAGACCCCGCTTCCAAGTCCCTTCTTGGAATACGAACCGTCACCTTTGAAACATGTAAAACCCTCACAGAAATGTACATGTCAGGAGTAGCAGTAGACCTTGATGCATTACAGGAAGTACGTAAAGAGTTTGAGCATGAACGTGCTACAATAGAGACACGTCTGCAAGATAAGATCCGTGGCCTTATGGGTGACACACCTATCAACTTACGTTCACCAGAGCAGAAGTCTAAAGTCATCTTCTCACGCGAGGTAAACAATAAGAAGGACTGGAAAGATCTATTCACATTTGTGAAGGATGCTAAAGAGTTTAAGCGTACAGTAGAAGCTAACACTACGCTGATCCGTAAGACAGAAGCATTCACTTGCCCTACCTGTGAGGGCCAGGGTAAGACCTTTAAGTTAAAGAAAGATGGAACAAAGTTTGCTAAACCAAACAAATGTAAAGATTGTGACGCATTAGGATATCAACTACGCAAGACAAACAAGATGGCAGGGCTTGGTTTCTTTCCACCAAATAAAGACTGGGCTAGTGACGCAGGGTTTAACACAGGTAAGACTGAGTTAGACATACTTATTGCTACAGCAAAGAACAATAACTTACAGGAAGCAATCGACTTGCTGACAGACATGAAACGTCTGAACGCAGTCAACAGCTACATCTCTAACTTTGTTAATGCTATTGAGTTACACACTAAAGAAGACGGTAAGCTACACGTAAGCTTGACGCAGCACATCACAGCCACAGGGCGTTTCTCTGGGCGTGATCCTAACATGCAGAACATGCCACGGGGCAACACGTTCCCTGTTAAGAAAGTATTTGTGTCACGTTGGGATGGTGGCTACATCATGGAAGCTGACTTTGCTCAATTAGAATTTAGAACGGCAGCATTCCTAGCACAAGACGAAGTAGCTATGGAA